CCCACAACGTGCAATAAAATTTCTTTATTTCACGTTTTGGGATTTTTTTTTTGTAGTCTGGCTTGTTGAAAAGGAGAAAAAAATGGGAAAGTTAAAGCTCGAGTGGATTGAAGCGGGTTCGCTTGCCGACAACCCTGCAAACTGGCGACAGCATTCGCCAGAACAACTTGATGCGATCCGTGATTTGACGAATGATCCAGAAATCGGGTGGGCTGGCGCATGTCTTTACAATAAACGCACCAAACGGCTGATTGACGGACACGCCAGAAAGTCCGTATCGGACCCCAAAACCCCGATACCGGTTTTGGTTGGCGATTGGAGCGAGGAAGCAGAAAAGAAAATCCTCGCGACGTTGGACCCGGTTGGCGCAATGGCAACGGGCGATCCAGACGCGTATGCAAAACTTATCGAAGGCATGACGGCAGACAGTTTAGCCTTGCGAGAGTTGTTGGCTATTACGGCTGCCGGCACCGGTTCAAGCGAGGAATTGAATTCCAATGAATCGGCAGAAAAACAGGCGGGCATTCTTCCGGAAATGGAACTCCGGCCGTTTGAGCATTACGATTATGTTTTAGTGTTGGCTCGAACCACAACAGATTGGGAAATGCTTGCAGAGTTGCTTGAATTGAAAAAAGTCAACTGTTCGCCGATTGTTGGAAAAGTGAAAGTTGGTCTTGGCCGGGCAGTTGACGCTTCGAAGTTAATCAAAATTATCAAGGGGGAAAAATAACATGGCTTTGATTGATTACGAAATCTTGATTCCGTCTAGGCGCATGGTAAATAACGCACCCAAGATTTTAAAGCTGTTGCCGACAGCAAGAATTTATGTTGATGAACGGGAGCGATCCGAATACGTCGCGGCCGTTGGTGTTGAAAAAGTTGTTGTGCATCCGCCAACTAAAAATATTTGCGAAGTCATGCGGCACATGTTGACCATGAAGCGTGCTGAATGCGTGGTTAGAATTGATGACGACTTGGTTTCTGTAATCTCAATGATTGGAAGGCGTTCAAAAAAAATAACCGATGCCGGTGCAATCCTCCAAATTATCGAGAATGGAATAAATGTTGCAGTTGATCTTGGGTTGAAAATGTTTTTTCGATCACCGAAGAAGGCAAAAGAATTGTGTCATAAGATTTTGAGATTTAGAATTTTCGTGCGGAATAGTCCGCAAAGAAAGGGGGAAAAATGTACGCAGCAAAAGGGAAAACAAAAAACGGACATTGCCCGTATGAACTTGTTTCGGCAATGCAAAAATTTATTCGCAGGGGGAATGAAGAATGTGCAATGTGGTGCGCGGAGGAGTTAGCCGACGCCGGCGAAATCCATACGGTCCTTTGTAGGCTTGAAGTAATGGCACAAGAAGACGTAGGGATCGGCGACCCGAGCGCGGTGTTGTTCGCGCAAAATAGCATTGAGCGCACAAGGGATTGGTTGCGCAAGAAAAATGATGCGTGGCATCTTGGGCTTGCCAACGCGGTCTTGTCTTTGGCGCGTGCAAAAAAATGCAGACTCGCCGACAACTTCCAATGCTTTGTGCGCGGGAGAATCAAGCGCGGGCATCCGTATGCTGTTCCAGATTACGCATTGGACAAGCACACCTACCGGGGCAAGCGGATGGGACGCGGTTTAAAGCATTTTCTGGACGAAGGGGCCGTGTTGGAAAACAGGGCCCCGCTCGAAGACTCATACCAAGCAGAGGCAGAAAGGTTTTGGCTTGATGATGAACAAGCGCCAAAATCACAAAACCAGTGCTTGTTTAATGCGGAGGAATTATGATTACATCCGAACAGTTAAAAAAACTTTTACTTGAGGGCCATCCGCCAGATACCTGTATTGGCGTTGCGATCAGTTCCGGCGCATCCGCAGGCGATGCGGCTAAAATGGTTTCAGACATGCGGAAGAAAATGGCGGGAGAGGCGGACTGCTCCCGTCCGGAACAAGTTGGACTTGCTATTTCACAACTGAAAGATTTATATAAAAAAGGCATGATGAAATCGGACTATTCGACGGCGATGCAAGCGCGTAAAGAGTTGAATCGTTTGATGCAGTTGTATGGTGATGTCGAAAAAAACGACGACTCGACAGGGTTTAATTTGTCAGTTGCCGAAAAAAAAATTGAAATGATTTCTAATTACATTTTACCGTTAAAACTATGCGGCGAACAATTTCCTGTTGAAGAGCATGTTAGAATCGCGGCGGAATTGATTCGGATCAATGGTATTGGCGGGGTTCCTAAATGACCAAGGCCCACTGTTCTATTTCGCCGGAATACGAACGCCACAAAAGGCGCATAAAAGCAAGAAATATCGCGCTTACGCGGTTGGTGCAGGATATTGCACCTTGTCCGCCTCCTAAAAATTTAGAACGAAGAATAAAGGCGGACCTTGATTTTAAATTTTTTTGCGAAACATATTTTCCCCGCCTGTTTACGCTGGCTTGGTCCAGCGATCACTTGAAAGTTATCGAAAAAATCGAGCGTGCTGTATTGAATAACGAAACTTTTGCCGTTGCCATGCCGCGCGGAAGCGGCAAAACAACGTTGTGCCAAGTTGCGGTGCTTTGGGCGATACTCATCGGCAAACACCAGTTTGTTTTTCTGGTGGCGTCAAGTGCTGAGTACGCAAACGATATGTTGACCAATATCAAATCGCACTTAACGACAAATGATTTATTGTTGGATGATTATCCGGAAGCCATTTATCCGATTCGTAAGTTGGAAGGTGAAAGCCGCCGCTGTGGGGGCCAGAGATATTACGGGGCACTGACGGCCATTGGCTGGAAGTCCGATGAACTGGTGATGCCGACGATCCCCGGGAGCCGGTGCGCCGGCGCAATTATCCGCGTTGCGGGAATCACGGGAAATATTCGCGGTGCGACCCACGCGCGGGGCGACGGTTATTTGGTACGGCCAACCTTGGCAATCATTGACGACCCACAAACCGACCAATCGGCGCGATCACTGTCGCAGGTGGATGAACGGTTGAAAATTATTAATGGCGCGGTTGCCGGACTTGCCGGGCCGAAGTCGCGGGTTGCGATGATTATGCCTTGCACCGTGGTTTGTCCCGGCGACCTTGCCGATCAAGTTTTGAACCGTGAGAAAAACCCGCAGTGGCAAGGCGAAAGAACCAAGTTAATTTACAAATTCCCGACAAATGAAAAGTTGTGGGACGAATACGCCAAGTTGCAGGCGGAATCGTACCGGATTGGCGACAATGGGAAATCGTCCACGGAATTCTACAGACAAAATCAAGCCGCGATGGACGAAGGCGCGGAAGTCGCTTGGGCCGAACGACACAATCCAGACGAAGTTTCTGCGATTCAATATGCCATGAACTTGAAATTAAAAAACGAAGCCGCGTTCCAAGCAGAATATCAAAACGAGCCGATGAAAAAAGATGACACGCTGGATAATCAGACGCTTTCGGCTGATGACATTGCCGCCAAAGTCAACGGCATCGAGCGCCGCATTGTCCCACTCAACGCGTCCATGATTACCGCCATGATTGACGTCCAGAAAAACATACTGTACTGGACGATTGTTGCTTGGTCTGAGAGTTTCGACGGTTGGGTGCTTGACTATGGGACGTTTCCCGAACAGCGACAGGAATATTTTTCGGCGAGAGATGCCCGGTTCACGTTGCAAAATGTTTTAAAAAATACTTCGATGGAGGGTTGCATTTTTACCGGGCTGGAAAGGGCGCTTGAAATTTTATTCTCGCTTGAATTCTTTCGGCAAGACGGCGCAGTGATCCGGATAAATCAAGCATTAGTGGATGCAAACTGGGGCGACTCGACAGAAATCGTGTACCAAATCTGTCGCACATCAAAATATCCCGTGTTGCCGTCGCATGGAAAATACATCGGGGCCAGTGGCAAACCAATGTCCGCATGGACAAAACAACCCGGCGACAAGTTGGGCCTGAATTGGCGCATCCCGAACGCCGCAGGGAAAAGGGCGGTGCGGCATGTTGTGTTTGATACGAATTTTTGGAAAAGTTTCATCAATTCACGGTTGATGGTGCGCACGGGCGATCCGGCATGCTTAACGTTGTACGGCCGGAATCCGCACGAACACCGATTGTTCGCGGAACACCTGACGGCTGAATTCCGCGTAAAAACTTTTGGACGAGGGAGGGTGGTGGACGAATGGAAACAAAGACCGAACACGGACAACCACTGGTTCGATTGTCTTGTGGGGTGCGCAGTGGCGGCGAATCTACAGGGAGCAAGCCTGTCCCAGATGCAGGCCGCCAAGGAAGCGCCGAAAAAACGAATCAGCCTGGCGGAGTTGCAGCGCCGGAGACGCAGCGAGGCCTAGCCTGTCGCAAGTGCGGCTGTGCGCACTTTGAAGTGTTGTCCACGCGCAAAACGTTTGGCGCGCGCATCCTCCGCCGGCGGCAATGCCGGAAGTGCGGGACGCGACAGACTACTGTAGAGAAAACAATTTAAAGCGCTACCCGTAGAACTATTTATTTTAGGCAAATCTTACCCCTTGACATCTTTTGCAAAAGTATGGTAGTTTTCTGCGTTGACAATTTTAAGCGGTTTCCTGACTTTGCGGCCGATCCCCGCGAAGTCCTGAAAGACCAAAAATCACGCGCCTGTCGGGGCCGACACCTCGACGGCGCGTTTTTTTTGGGATCCAAAACCGAGGGTGAAGCGGTGACCGACCAGATCAAAACGAATGCGAACTTGCCCAAGCGCGTCAAGGGAGACGAGGGCGAAATGGAACAGCATTCGATCCCCGATCAAATCGCCGCCGACAAATACGATGCCGCCAAAACAGCGGTGGTCAAAAAGCATCGTGGGTTGCGGTTCACGAAATTGCGGGCAGGTGGGGCTGAATAAATGCTGCAAAAGGTGCTAAAACTTTTTGGGTATTCCCGCCATCATCCTCAGGTGCGCTTAATTCGCGCCGGTTATGACGCCGCAAAAACCAATGATGATAACGTAAATCATTGGAAAGCATCAGACGCACTATCTGCCGCGCAATCTAATTCTGGGGCCGTGCGCTACACCCTCCGCAACCGCGCACGGTACGAAATCGCCAACAACACCTACGCCAAGGGAATCATCTTGACGCTGGCCAATGACTGCGTAGGGACCGGTCCGCGTTTGCAATTGCAGGGTGCGAACAAGACTGACAATAGAAAAATTGAATTCCTGTTTTCCGCATGGGCCGAAGAAAACCGGCTGGCGGAAAAATTGCATTTGATGCGCCAAACCAAAGCGGGCGATGGTGAATCGTTTTTGGTGTTCCAACGTAAAGAAAAAAGTTTCGGAATTTTGATTGTAGAAGCGGAGCGCGTGGTCTTCCCGACAGTTGCCGCTGAAGGAAAAGGCGTCGCTTTTTCTGGTGATGATTCGGGCATAAGATTCGATCAGTACGGCGAGCCGAAATCATATTTCATTTTGAAAAAAAATCCTTCCGAAGCTTTTTCCATTGCCGACGGCGACGAAGTTCCCGCCGAACAGGTGATCCACTGGTTCCGTGCCGACCGACCCGGTCAAATTCGCGGCATCCCTGAAATTACCCCAGCGCTGCCGCTGTTTGCGCAGTTGCGCCGCTTCACGTTGGCCGTGATTGCCGCCGCCGAAACCGCCGCCGACCACGCAGGCGTGATTGAATCGGATGCGCCGCCCGACGGGGCCGACCCGCTTGAGCCGATGGAAGTCTTGGAAATCGAACGCCGGATGCTTACGACCATGCCGGCGGGTTGGAAGATGACGCAGATGAAGGCCGAGCAGCCGGTGACCACTTACGCCGAATTTAAAAAAGAAATCCTAAACGAAATCGCCCGGTGCTTGAACATGCCGTTCAATATTGCCGCGTGTAATTCCGGCGGCTACAACTATTCCAGCGGTAGGCTTGACCATCAGACCTATTACAAATCCATCCGTGTTGAGCAGGCGCATTTGGAACGCACGGTTTTAAATCGAATTTTCAAACGTTGGCGCTTGGAAACACAAGAGGCGCTTGGGTTGGTAATTCCCGAATATCCACAATGGTTTTGGGATGGTTGGGAACACATTGACCCTTCGAAAGAAGCCAGTGCGCAAGAGACGCGCTTGAAAAATAACACCACAACGCTGAAGGCCGAATATGCCAAGCGCGGGTTGGATTGGGAAGAAGAATTGACCCAACGCGCCGCCGAAAAAGACTTGGAAAAAGAGTTGGGAATCGAAGTTGCCGAACAGCCCAAACAAACCGTTCCGCCGGTGAATGAAGATCAAGACGCCCCGGCCGAACAGGAGGAATAACCATGAAACACCGCATGATTTTAGCCGCACAGGAAACGAAAAAAGAAATGTTCATTCAGGGAAGTTTTAAATTCCTTGACGCCAAAGATGAAAAAAGTCTGCCGCGATTCGAAATGACCGCGTACACCGGCGGGCCGATGAACGTTGGTTGGGGAAGTCCGGTGGTGGTTGACTTGTCCGGCATGGTCCAAGCCAAGCGGGTTGCGATCCGCCTGGACCACGTGGAAGCCATCGGCCATGCCGAAGAAGTCATCATCGGCAAGGATTCTATCACGGCCAACGGCGTAATTTCTTTTGAAAGCGAAGCGGCAAAGAAAGTCATCACTGCCGCCAAAAACGGGTTTGAATGGCAAGCATCCATTGGTGCTGCCCCAGTCAAAACGGAATACATCAAGGAAAATCAAAAAGTAACCGTCAACGGGAAAGTTTTTGAAGGGCCGCTTGTGGTGGCTCTCAAGTCCAAGTTGCGGGAAATTTCTTTCGTGGATTTGGGAGCGGACGAAAACACGAGTGTTTCCGTCGCCGCCCATGCTGAAAAGGAGAATGCCATGACTGTCAAAGAGCTTTTGGCGAAACTCTGCGGCGGCAACAAGGCTTTGTTGGGCCTGTTGTTAGCGAACGCGGAGAAGGAAAGTTGGACGAACGAACAGGCGCAAGCGGAGTTCGACAAGATCACGGCTTCTTTCAAGCCGGTGGTTGTCGAAAAACCCGAAGTGAAAGACGAAGTTGGTGACGAGCTGCGTGTCAAGGCCGTCGCGGAAATCAGTCGCATCAGTGCGATCAATGCGCTGGCGGAAAAGTTTGGACCGAAGTATGCGCACATCCACGCCAAGGCTGTTGCCGAAAAATGGACTGCGGAAAAGGCCGAAGTGGAATTCCTTCGCGCCTCTACGCCCTCCACTCCGGCGATCATCATTGGCAAGGACAACCACACGCCGGAAGTCATCGAGGCCGCGCTGTGCCTGAAGCAAGGGCTGAAAATCGAAGCGAACACGAAGCCGGAAGTCTTGGACCACGCGCACAAGATGCGCAACCTTGGATTGCGCGACATGATTCGATTCATTTGCGCGTCCGCCGGTGTTGAGTTGCCGATGGGTTTCGGCACTGACTGGATTCGCGCCGCGTTTTCGACCGCCGCCGTGCCTGGCATCTTGGGCAACGTGGCGAATAAAGCTTTGGGCGCGTCGTTTGGCGCGTTCAATGCGGTTTCAACGAAAATCGCCAAGGCCGTCAGCCTGCAAAATTTTTACCAACAGACCGTGTATCAGTTGTCAATGTCCGGTGATCTGGAGCAGGTCGCGCCAAATGGGGAGCTGAAACATTTAAGCCTTTCCGAGGAATCGTACAATCGGAAGGTGGACACTCGCGGCGCGTTGGTTCGCATTTCTCGTCAGGACATGAAAAACGATAGCATCGGCGCGTTTCTGGATATGGCCACTCGGCTTGGCCGAAATGCCGCCCGGTCCCGCGAAAAAGTTGCATTCGGCGTCGTGAATGCAACCGGTGCCGGTTCTTCATTCTTTACAAGTGCCAACAAGAATTACCTGAGCGGCGCCGGAAGCGTGTTGGGCGTGGACGGCTTGACCGCTGCGGTCAAAGCGTTCCGCGAACTGACCGATCCGGACGGAAACCCGCTTGGTTTGGAACCGAAAATCCTTTTGGTTCCGCCGGCGCTGGAAACGACCGCCAAGCGGTTGGTGACCAGTCAGGCCATGATTGCCTCCAGCCTTGGTTCAACCAGTTCACGGGTGGTGGAGCCGAGCGGCAACATTTTCAACGGTGCGTTTCAAGTCGAAGTTTCCCCGTTCCTCAACACGGGCAGCGGCGGCTTGGACACGACTTGGTATTTGTTGGCCGATCCGATGGATGTTGCCGCGCTGGAGTTGGCGTACCTCGACGGCAACCAAAGCCCCATCGTGGAGTTCTTCGGTTTGGAATCCGACCTGAACACGTTGGGCGTCGCGTGGCGTGCTTACTTCGACTTCGGCGCGAACTTGGCCGAATACCGTGCTGGTGTCAAAAGTCGCGGCGCGTAATCCGTAGCATAGGCGTTAGTTTGGTAAATGCAGTTTCCGAAACCAAATCAGCCGCCGGGTGAAAATCCTACTGAGGACAAGTAGCCCGGCAGCTTAGAAAAAGAAAGAGAGAAAACCATGACCGCTCCTGTTGCTGTTTTCAAATCCGCCGGTGAATTGGTGGACTACACGCCCAGCGGCGCAGTTGCCGCCGGTGACGTTGTTGTTCAGGGCGACTTAGTTGGTGTTGCGCCGCGAGCCATTGCCGCAAGTGCTCTGGGCGCGTTGCAGGTGCAAGGCGTAATCCGATTCCCCAAAGCCACTGGCAGTTCGACGGCCCTGACGGCCGGTGCCAAGGTTTATTGGAACGCAAGTTCCGAAGTTGTGACCACGACTTCCAGCGGGAACAAGTACGTCGGCAAAGTCGTCACTGCCGCAGACGACGACGACACGACTGTTGACGTTCGGATGGAACAATAACCAGCCCTTCCTTGATTCCCAGTCGTGGGCGAGTTTGTGCCGCTTGCTCACGGCTGGGAATCGCCCGTTTGTTTTTCGTTCATTTTTTTCGGGGTGTTGAATGCTTGACCCTTACGCAACTCACATTCCGGTTTTGGCGGCTGTTATTACGGCGACCAAAGGGCCGGTGTTGGAATGCGGAGCCGGGTTCTACTCGACGCCGTTGCTTCATGCGCTGTGCCGTAACCGGCGGTTGGTGACTGTCGAAACGGAAGCGCGTTGGGCGCGCGAGTTTAAAATCTTCGAAGATGAAAAACACGAGTTTGTCATCTGCCTTGACCTTGCGCCGATTGTCGAACTTTGGGATGTGGTTTTTGTTGACGGGAAGTCATGGGAGCGCGTGCCGGTGTTTCAAAAGTTGCGGAAGTTCGCGCGGTTTTTTGTCGTGCATGACACGGAAAACGTAGAACTTTACCAGATGGAACCGGAACTGAAACAGTTTGCAAACCGGCTTGATTTCAAAATGCCTAAATTGGCGGTGCAAACAACCCTCGTTTCAGATGAATCGCTGGACGCCTTCAAGGGGATTTTGCCGTGACGAGAGCGGCCTTCGAGCAAATCAAATTTTTGGCCGAAAAAGTGGCAAGCGTTCCCGGCCATTTTGCCGAGATTGGCGTTTGGCGCGGGGATACGTTTGTGCCGATGGCCAAATTTGCCGCTTTACATAAGCGAAAATGCGTGGCCATAGATTCGTTCGAGGGCATGGATCAGCCGACCGAGCGGGACCGCGACGAGCATGGAATTTTGCAATATCAAAAAGGCTGCCTGAACGGCGGTGTCGAAGCGTCCGACCGGGTTGCGGCGGAACCAAATGCAATTGTTTTCAAAGGATTTGTGCCAAATGTATTTTTCCAAATCCATTTAAACCCGTTCGCGTTTGTTCATTTGGACGTTGACCAATACGCGCCGACGATGGCCGCGCTTGATTGGATATGGCCGCGCTTGGCGGATGGTGGAATCTTGGTCGCGCACGATTGGTTGCCGTCGTCAAAAATTTTAGCGGCCGCCGCCATTGACGAATGGTCTGCAAAAAATGGATTGCGCTTCAATGGGCCGCTGGCTTCAAGTCATGCGTGGATTCAAAAAGGAGCGACCGCCTAATGCCAACTGTTTCCGTGTTGATTGCGACGCGCAACCGTTCCCGCTTCACGCTTGACGGCCGGAATTACGATCTGTTTCCGCGCTGCGTTAAGTCCTTGGTCAAATGCGCCAACGCCGGAATTGACATGGAAATAATTTGTGCCGATCACGAAAGCACCGATCTTCCGCCAAAAGATTGGTTGGCAGACGCGTGCTTGCCGATCCCGTGCAAGTTGCTCCAGTTGGCCGGCGAATTCAGTCGGGGCCGGTGTGTCAACGCGGCGGCGCGTGAAGCATCTGCCGATGTGTTGGCGATCATCCAGCCGGATATGTTGGTGCCGCTTGAACTGTTTCATGTTGGCTTGCGAAGCGCCCTAAACGGACGCGCACTATTCCCGAAATATCGCTGGCAGCACATGGAAGATTGGAACAAAACTTCACTTGGTATTGGCACGGGAAATTGTGTGTTGTCCAAAAAACTTTTTTGGAAAGTCGGCGGCTGGCCGGAATTCGATTGGATGAAATGTCCGTCTGGGCCGGGGACTGACGACACGACATTTACGCATTGCGTTGCAAATCAGGCAAAAATTGACCGTGCCGAAATGGAGCAGCTTGTTCACTTGTGGCATCCGAGGGATTGGTAAAGTGAATATCGCTATCCGTGTTGATGATGTCGGGATTGCCCGATCCGTAAACGAGGCATCAATTGACGCCTATCGTGACGGCGTGGCGCGGTCGCTTGAAGTGATGGTGCCCGGGCCGTGGTTTCTCGACGCCGCGCGGTGCATTCGCAAATACCCGGCAATTGATGTTGGAGTTCATCTGACTTTAACGTCCGAATGGGACGGCCTGAAGTGGCGACCGCTCACGCAGTTTTCATGCGTTGATGAGAATGGTTATTTTCACAAAACGGCCAAAGAAGTACAGCGGGCCGACAGACTGGAAATGCACCAAGAATTGTGCGCACAAATTGAAATGGCGAAAAGGCTCATTCCGAACGTGACGCATTTGTCTTCACACATGTTTGCGGTCCCGCGCAGTTTATTGGCGGAGTTGGGCCGCAAATACGGCTTGGCGTCCGAAGTGAATGGGCCCAAAGTTGTCTGTGGTTTGCCCGACGTTTTAAAAATGGAACCGGACACGGTTTACGCCGAGCATGTTTCCGACCACTCCACGGAAGTGCTTGGAATCGGAACAGGTGACGGCTCGATTCTGGCGCGCAGGGCGGCGGCGTTTTCGATTTTGACCTCAGCGCGGTTGGCTGAATCGCTGAAAGAAAAAAATATCAAGGTGCTCAGCTACATGGAATTGCGGAGGGCGTGTCTGTGATTCCAAAAATTATTCACTTTGTCTGGATTGGTTCGCCGCTTCCCGCATGGGCGGAAAAAAACATTGCCGAATTTCGCCGGTTGAATCCTGATTACGAAATCAAAATTCACGGTGAAGACGTCCTCCTTGACCAGTACAAAGAAACGTATGCGAAAGTTCAGCGACTCGACTCCCGCTCTGATTTGTTGCGGGTGTCGGCGTTGCGGCGGTTTGGCGGTTGGTATTTTGACACGGACTTTTGGCCGTTGCGCCCGCTCGATGCGGCGGTTGAAGCGTGGGGGATTGATGGCAGTCGTTTATTTTTAGCACGTCAGCACTATCAAAAAAATTTAAATCTGTATATTGCCAATGGCATCCTTGCCGGTTCGACAGATTGTCCGGCGTGGCCTTGTTTGGATAAAATTTTTGCCGAGCAAAAGCCTGAAGAGCGGACGGCATTCGGGCCGCAATCCATGGTAAAGTTGGCCAGTGCGCATCCGGAAAAAGTGCAGCTTTCCGGCTGGCCGTGGTGGTTTCCCGCCGGCCAATTAAATGCCGTGAAATTTATCGGCCAACGTGCGGAAATCATGCGCGAACTTGAACCGGAAACCGGCGGTCAGTTGCCGTTTGCCATGCACCTCTGGGCGGCCGGAAAACCAGACTTGCCCAAACAGGTCTGTAATAAGGTTTATGGTTCCGGCGACCGGCTGGCAATGCTTGTTTTAAACGAAAGCCTCTTGCGCAATCGCGAACACCGTATGAATGGCTTGGTGCGCGGCTTAAATGCGTGCGGCTTCCGCGTTGAGGTCGCCGAACCGTCCGGCAAAGAAGAGTTGCTGGACCGGTGCAGTGCGGTGCCTGATGTCGTCGTATTCTGGAACGGGAAAAGACGGCCGGAATTACTGACGCAAGCCAAACGGATGCGCATTCCAACGTTGATCACGGAGCATGTTTTTTTTCAGCGTGACCGGTACGTTCAAGCCGACCACGAAGGCTTTTTGCATTGGGCGTCATGGCGCGAATTATTGCGAATGCCTGCCCCAGAATGCGGACGCCAAAGGTTTGAAAACTTTTATCCGGATGGAGTTGCACCAATGCGGATAAACAAACAAGGATATGTTTTGGTGCTTGGGCAGGTTGCCAGTGATACACAGCTTTTTGATAGCGAGATTCAGGGGCCAATGCCGTTGCAGCGGGAAATTCGCAACGCAATGCCGGAAGGTGTCACGACATATTTCCGACCCCATCCGCAATGCAGCCATGTTGATTTACGGCGCAACATTCTGCCGCTAATGAATGCCGAACAGGAACAGATGCAATATGCGCGAACGCGGCACGGGTGCGGCCTGGCCGAGGCGTTGAAAAACGCGCGGTTTTGTATT